ATGCCATCCTTTTTTTTATTGAGATATATGTACGTGACTATTATATTGGTAATAAAGGCGAACCTTCTGGTGAATAAAGGAAGGGGGATATGTATGATTGAAAAGCATAAAAATAAAGTTATACTTGATGTTTATCGTGGTAATGAAGAAAGTTTGCAGAGCACGATTGAAGAGATAAAGGCGTATTCGAAAACTTATGAAAATGATAAAGTGACGGTAATTGATTTGAAGAAACCACACTCTAATTTTTTAGATGAAGAACAATATATAATCATATTACAAGTTGAAAGAGACACAGAGAATCTCGGAAGAAAATATGAATATGAAGAAGAAGAAAAAATAGTAGGTTTTTTTGGGGATGAAGAAGAGTGAAGGAAATGGTAATCGGTATGTAAAAAGGCTTTCCATAAAGGAAGGCCTTTTAGTGTTCTTTTACAGCTCTTTTCTTTTCACGTTTCTTACATTCAGGGCATTTAGATTTACGAAAAGGTTTCGCAAAGAGCAGCAATATAAAAAATAAACCAAATATAATACTAGCTGAATTTTTTACGATAACAATGCTGCTATTTTTCATTTGGATCGTTGGATGATCATGCCTTTCTTCCATGAGAGACCTCCACATATCGAATTTATACTTCAATTATAGCAAAAAGAACTGCTGTAATTATATGAAAAAAGGAATGTATTGCATCTTACAAATGGCATGAATTCTTTTTTTTTACATATAGAATCCTCTTTTTATATAGGTTGTTTCAACATTATGTGTATATTATTATTAATGAATTTATAGTGTGTTTGATAAATTATAAGTGTTTGTAAAGAATTTTAGAATGTAAACCATTTCCTTTTTACAGATGCTACAATTATTTATGCAGCTGCTACTATAAATGGAAAATGAAAAAGGAGACAGTAGACTATGGAAAGTAAAGTAGAGCGTTATGTCGAAAACTATGTTGTAAGCAAAAATACGATGGCCTTACTTCCTGTTGTTCTAAGTGAAAAAAAGGTCGTTACGCGAATTGTTGAAATGGAAGATTCTTTTTTCGTATTTCAAAAGCCACTTGATATTATAGAAAGAAGTTGTCGGAAACATGGTTCTAGTTTTTTGGGGCAAAACATCTTGTAATACATAAATGAATTTTAATCAAATATAACATCAATTAAACTCCATTTCTACTACTTTTAACTCATAAGCCTGCAATTCATCACTTCTTTCAACAACTATCTTTTTTAGTATAATTTGCATGAACATTTTCTTTTCTTCATCATTTAAGTTGTTCCAGTTAAGTTTCATATCTTTCAAAATTTCTTTTAATTCTTCATTCTTGAGCTTTTTATTTTCAGTTGGTTTTAGCTTATACAATTCTTCCGTTAAAACTTTTTCTCTATCATTTTCTTCTTGCATAAGTTCTGTAAATTCTTCATCTTTTAAGTGGTCATTTGCCCAAGCGTATTGCCATTTTTTTCGCCGTTTCTCAATAGTTTTTAGCTCGTTTTTAATTTGTATGATCTCATCTTCCATGTTACTTGTTCCAGTTGTGACATCTGCATCTGTTGCATCTATGTGGAAGGAAAGTATATGTGGAATAATAATTTTTTCTAATTTACGTTCCGACATACTGCCCATAGTACAAACGTTTAATTTCCGACCTCTACAGAAATACTGTTTATACTTAGTGACAGTTCCATCTCTTTTCTTTGATGTTACATAGTTTCCTACTAATGACCTACCACAGTGAGGACATTTTATAATGCCAGAGAAAATATAACTACCATATTGACTACGAGGATGGGATTCTCTTCTTGATTCTCTTAATTTTTGAACATTATCAAATAATTCCTTCTCTATAATAGCTGGTACAGAATCTGGAATCTCAAAATAATGTTCCGTTTCTTTTCGCCAGCGTAAAGTCCCGATATATAGTGGATTTTCTATAATATACATTACAGCTTTTTCATTCCAATAGTCTCGTCCAGGCGTTCCGATGGTGTTGAGTTTTTTGCTAATTCTCATAGCACTATGCCCTTTTAAATAATCATTGAAAATAGAACGAACGATTTTTGCCTCTTCTTCTATAATAGTTAATACTCCTTTTTTATGGTCTGCATTGTATCCATAAGGTTTTCTTGGAGAAGTATATTTACCTTGCCTAACCTTTTCTTGTTGTCCCACTCTAACTCGTTCGCCAATGTTTTCACGTTCCCATTGGGCTAGCGCAGCAATAATGGTGATGAATAATCTTCCAATGGCTGTTGTTGTATCATAAACTTCTGTAGCACTTTTGAATTTACAATCGTATTCTTCAAATACATCTAATAGTGTATATAAATCTAGTACAGATCTTGTAAGACGATCTAATCGATGAACTAAAACACAATCAATTAGTCCTTTTTTTATGTGTTCTATCATCCGTTTCAATTCTGGACGGTTAGTATTTTTAGCGGATATACCTTCATCTACATAGTAACCAACAACATCCCAGTCCTGTGCATCGCAATACGCTTTAAGTTTTTTCTTTTGAGCGGAGATGGAATATCCTTCTACAGCTTGTTCCTCTGTTGAAACACGAGCATAAATTGCACATCTCACTTTTTATTCCACCTTTCAATTTGTTGTTAAATTATTTCTTTTGCTGGCGAACGTGTAAAATTCTAAAAGCTCAACAGGAATGTTATTTTTATATGCTATACATGCTTTTGTATCACCTGGAGTAATGCTATCCTTATCTATTAACAAAAGCGCAGCAAATATATTGGCTTCAATTTCTAATTTATCAACGGATAAAAACGTATTTTTTCGTAAGAACGGTGTATTCGCTTGAGGGTGCAGGACAGCGTGTCCTAATTCATGAGCGCAAACTGTTCTTTGCATAGTTGAAGATAAATTACTATTAATAGCTATAAATTTATTTCTCTTTTCATACTTGTAGAATCCATTAATTTCTTCGTGTAGATCATAAAAAAAGATATTTATATTTAAACATTGTGCAAGTTCAAAGGGGTCTTTGGTATTATGTTTTTTGCAAAGTTGATTGACTGTGTTGTTTATTACGAATTTCAATGTGATCACTCCCGAACTTACATTAATTATCTTTACGATGCTTCTTAGGAATGTATTTTTTATTAATAACTTTTGTTTGACGTACAATGTATTCCATTGCATCTAACAAAGAATCTACAGCTTCTTCACTCATTGGCTCACCAGAGAACATAAGTCCTTGTGAGTCTATTAGGTCACGTTTTATTTCTTCCATTCTTTTTTCAATATCTTTTTCGTCCTTATTGTTTAATTGATTTAACGGTTCTCTTCCTAGTAGATAATCAGTTGTTACATGGAAATAGTCAGCTACCTTTTGTAGTTTCTCAGCCGATGGTGATGTTTTATCCCATCTGCGTATAGTTCCGTTTCCAAATTCTAAATCACGTTCTAGTGCTGAGAGTGCAATTTTTCTTTGTGCGCATAGACCTTTAATTGTGTTAACTAAAGTCATAGTAATCACCTTTCTGATTTAGCGTAGGTTAAATTTAGCGAATATGCTATAAAAATATTGACTTTTAGCAAATATGCTATTAATATATACCTGTAAGCTAATTATTTAGCGGAATTAAGGCGTAAAAATACCGTAGCATTAAAGTTGTAGTGATCGCTGGGGGGCGATTAACTTGGGATTTTTGCGTCTTTTTTCCATACATTCAATTTAGCATATTTGCTAATAAACAGTCAATAATTTAGCGCAAATTTTCGCAATAGAAAGTAGGTAACAAAGTGCAATATTCAAATTTCGGAATAAAGGTAAGGACGGAGTTATTAAAACGAGATTTAACTCTTAGTTCATTCGCTTCCGAGTTAGGAATTTCAATTTCCTATTTATCGGATATTTTAAAAGGATCTAGGAAAGGAAAAAAACAAAAAAAACGAATTGCAGAAACTTTAGGCATTGAAATATGTGAGGAAGATATTAAATGACAAACCAACTAACTAAACAACAAATTAAAATGGATGGTCCGAGCCCAGAAGCATTAAAGCTTTTAAAAGCGTTCTTAATGAGGACGTCTGTTCCAAGAATAGCAGCTCAAAGAATTAAAGAAAGATCAGAAAGTGCAGGTCATAGTAACTAATGGCAGGAAGTGGATTAATTAAAGAACGGCAAAAAACCAACTAAAAAGGAGAAAATTCATATTGAATCATACAAGTTAAATCCTGATAATTGGTTGATTTTCAAAAAAGTAAATAGTGAATTGCATTTGATACATCGCTATGCAAATCAAACTAAAATCATTCCGAGTCTATAGATAGGAGAAAAAATCATGGATCAATTAACAGTAGTAAATGAAAAATCCGTACATAGTGAGTTCGTATTTGAAAGCAATGGTGAAATTGTTACAGATAGTTTGATGATTGCAGAAGTATTCAATAAACGTCATGACAATGTTATGTCTGATATCAGGACTCAAATGGATTATACAGGAATAGAATTTTCACTCCTAAATTTTAAGGAACGAACTTATGAAAATAGAGGACGTCTTTATCCTAAATGTGATTTAACAGAAGAAGCTTTTACATTGGTTGTTATGAGTTACAACACAAAAGAAGCTGTCCAAATGAAAATTAAGTTTATTGAAGAATTCAAACGTATGAAACAATATATGCAAATTCAACAAAAAGTACCTAAAGATCCAATGAGTGTTTTGAAATTAACATTTGAAGCCTTAGAAGAACAAGCACAAGAAATTCAGCATATTAAATCTGATGTAAAGGATTTACGTGAAAATGCTCCTTTATATGCAGTTGAATGTGATGAAATATCAAGAGCTGTAAGAAAGTTAGGCGTTCTTCTGCTAGGTGGAAAAGATTCTAATGCTTACCAGGATATTGGCATTAGAAGAAAGTTATATAGCGATATTTATGGTCAACTACATAGAGAGTTTGGTGTGAATAGCTATAAAGCTATTAAACGTCATCATTTAGATAGAGCAATTCAAATCATTAATGAAGAATATTCAGTTCCAACAATTTTGGATGAAGAAATCACGGCTACAAATGCACAGATAAATATGGCGGAAGTTCAATAGGAGGAAAAGAAAATGAGAGAAACTAAATATTTTGTACTTCACAACAGGGGATATGGTCTAAACGCTTACGAGTGTGAATCAAAAACTGAAGCAACTCGTAAGATTAAGAGGTTAATTGAAGATGGTGAACCAACATCATCTATCATACTTACACAACAGGTTCCCCTAAAAACACAAATTCACTATGTAACAGTTGAAATTGATGATTAATAATACGCTGAATTTATTTAAAAGGGAAGTGATTTTGTGGAAGATTCAACATCGTTAGCTTTATTCGGAATGTTAATCGCATGTAGTGTATGGTTGTTTTACATTACTTACCAACCAATAAAACAATGGGCTTGGAGTGATGTGAAACAAAATAAAAAGACCCATAGCAGTGGGTCCTTTAGAAAAAAATAAGTTGTTATAAGTATATCACGGAAAGAAGTGGAATAGTACATGGATTTAGTTGTTTATCAAGTACTATTACCTAATAAGTTCTGGGAATTAGCAAAAAGCAAAGAAGAATTAAAACAGATGATTGAGCAATACTTCAGTGTTGATTATCCGCATTATGATATTCAATGAATTATCAAAAGTGGACAAGCACACATAGCAGTTTGTACAAGGAGGTAATGAATATGTCTGAAGTAAAAGTGAAATGGATTAAACTTTCGACAACGATGTTTGAGGATGAAAAAATTCGCCTAATTGAGAGCATGCCTGAAGCCGATACATTATTAATTATTTGGATTAAGTTGTTAGCTCAAGCTGGTAAAACAAATGCAAGTGGTTATATTTTTTTAAACGAGAATATCCCATATACGGAAGATATGCTAGCAACACTCTTTAATCGCTCCCTAAATACAGTTCGGATGGCACTAAGTGTATTTCAAAAATTCGGGATGATTGATATTGACGAAAATCATTACATCAATGTCATTAATTGGGGAAAACATCAGAATCTAGACCGTTTAGAAAAGATTAAGGAAGACACTAGGAAACGTGTAGCAGCACACCGAGAAAGAAAAAAACAACAAACACTTAGTTGTAACGTTACATGTAACGATGTCGTAACGGACATAGATAAAGATTTAGATAAAGATTTAGATAAAGAAATAAAAAAAGAATATAGCCCTGAAAAATCTAAGGACAACGCTCAATCTATTCCGTATCAAGAGATTGTTGATTACCTCAACATGAAAGCAAATACCAATTATAAACATACATCTAAAAAAACACAGGATCTAATCAAAGCAAGGTGGAAAGAAGGATTCGGATTAACTCATTTTCAACAGGTGATTGACATTAAGACTTCACAATGGATTGATAATACGGAGATGAGTGGATATTTGAGACCTATCACATTATTTGGAACTAAATTCGAAAGTTATTTAAATGAAAAACCTGTACAACGAAAAGGAACATTTAAAGGAGGACCAGCTAATGCAAGCAATAAAAAAGATAGTAGTTTCATCGACAAATACGACTTCAAGAAACGCTAGTCAAAGATATGTATTGTCTCCTAAAAGATGTAAGAATGTCTTTTTAGTAGGTCAAGAAAATTTTAAAGACGTTTGCAGCAAACGCATGTTGATAGATATAGAAACAAATGAGGAATTTTGTCCTCAATGTAGATCGGTAGAAAACGAAGATCAGAAATTAGCTAAAGAGACACTAGCTATAAAAAAGAAAAATGAAATCATTCATTTATATGATTCATTTGCTGATAACAGCTTAATAAATGACAAACTCAAAAAAGCCACATTTGAAAATTATGTACCACCTAAAAAGGAATTGGCTAATGCGAAAGAAACGATTATGAATTTTGTTACTTCATTCAATAAAGAAGAACCAACAAGCATGATTATAACAGGCGATTATGGAGTAGGAAAAAGTCATTTGTGTGTGGCGGCCACTAAAGAACTTATGAAAAAGGGTCACAGTGCAATGTTTATTCAAATGAATAAGTTATTTACCAAAATCAAATCCACTTGGAATAAAAACAGTGAAATGACAGAGGACAAGCTTATGTCCCTTCTAGCAAAAGTTGATGTCTTGATTATCGATGACTTCGGAGCAGAATTCACGGAAAAAGATAAAGAAGGGGTTACATGGAAGCAAACAAAAACAAATGAAATCGTTGATAGTCGTATAGGTAAGAGTACTTTGTTTACTACTAATTTTACTATCGGTGAATTAGCAGGAATGTATGGGGAACGTGATTTTAGTCGGATGATGGAAAATGCCGAAATGTTAGAAATGTATGGTGATAATTATAGATTACGCAATTTTAAAAAGGGGGATTAATGATGAAAAAAATACAGGTATTGCAAGAAAAGTGGACGAGCGAATGTTTTTAAGTAAGCAGGGGGCAAGTGAGTTATTAGAACTCATTAAAAGGAGTGGAAAGGTGCATGGTTAAACAGCTAAATATTTTCGAGGTAGAACCAGAAATTATTAAATTTGATGTCTCAAAAGCTAATGTAAAAAAGAGGTCTGGAAGAGTTCTATATACAGATATACGTGTCCAGATACCTAGAAACGCAAAATGTACGGACGAGCTTCCGCGTACTACAAATCCAGACGATCGTTATGAAACGTTTGAACAGTACGCAATGGCAATTTGGAGGTTTCAACGTGCAATTGATAAGCTGTTTAATTGGGAATCTGCTGAAGAATTATGCAAGGCTGCACGTGATAAAAAAGAAGCCATTCCAGTGAGGGTTTATTTAGGTAGTGGATTTAATCCAAATGTTGTTGAGTATATGAAATAGAAAAAGGAGAACAGATAAAAATGAAAGCTGAAATTGATGTAACAAAAAATCAAATTTTTGTGGTGAATGAGGGTGTAGTTACTTCTTATGAACAACCTAAGACTGGATATGGAGAACAAATGGTGATTTGGGTTAATGGAAAAGCAATTCATGTAAAAACAACATACATTGAGAAGCTTAAGTGATTTTTATGAACGTTCGGATAATAAAACCGAATTTGAATTTTGTAGAACAGCATAATGAGGAAAGATGATTAGAGTATTAGCGAAACCCAACTCTAATTATTTCTTCATCTTTTATTTCAATTACGAATCTATATTCTTTATCTAATAGCCAGTAATAAAAACTGACTGCATCAACGTCAACAAGTGATTGGAATACTTTATCAAGATTTGTACTTACTACAGGGATTTCATAGTTATCCCATAATATAAAAATCTGTTCATCAAAATCTAGTTGGTTTGCTCTAATAAGGTAAATTAGTTGTTCTTTGTTTGAAGCTATTAATTGATTGTCTATCTGTTCCCAATCTATTTTTCCAGAGACGGTTATTGGAAATAAATTAATTAAATTACTAGCAATCTGCTGGCTTTTCTCCTGAGAGAAGATTAGAGTTTTGTCTCCTAAGGATTCAAGACATTCAGTAAACAAAGGGTTTGTATCATTTCTGTTTTTTGTTTTCAATGCCCTTAACTTTTGTTGCATTTTCCATTGCCTTGAGGATTTATCATTCATTTTTAACATTCCTTATACAATTATTTAAGAATGAGTATAGCATATAAGGGCAGTCCTTATGAAAATGAATTTTAAAAATATAAATTATACAAAAGCGTTATTTGAATAGAAAATGGCAGGTAATTGACTAAGTTACCTGCCGTGCAACAAACGATACGGAGTGTAACGAACTCCGATTTGAAAGAGAGTAGCTGTGGGAAGCTGACTTGTAGATAGTATGTGTGATTTAAACAAGATTATTCGTAAAGGGGGAATGAAAGATGGACAAGAAAAAACGGATTGAAATCGTAAATTCGCTTATTAAGTATCTTGCAGATCATGAGAGAGAGTTCTTTCGTTACAAACATAGAACGGCTCATTTTATACACGATGGTAGAAACCTTTGGTACGTTGACCACGGGACGAATGTTCCGATGTATATGACTAGAAGTTCTTACATGAACAAGAAACAGGAGCATAATTTCTCTGGTGGAGGAACAATGTGGGGGCTAATCAGAGATTTCACAGACTTTATATTCGGTAACGATAATTCGAACGGTAAAAATGGTTACGGTGGATTGTACTGTACTCATTGGGGTTGGTCAGAAGAAGGAATGAAAAAGATGCGTGAATATGCAAGGGAAATCGGATATTTAAAAGCTTCATAAAATAGTTATTTGAAGCGGTTATATTAACAAAAAAAGAGCCATATTTAGACTCTTTTTAAAAAGGTTTATTAATCATTTGCTTTCGAACCAAAACAAATACTGTACCTGCACAAATGCAGATTGCGTAAATCATACCGCTTATGTCACCCAAGAATTCAAGCCCGAATGGGAGTAGAAAAGTGGCAATTCCTACTATATAAGCGAATGTTCCAAATAATTTAGCTAGTTTATCTTTATCACCAATAAAAGTGGCTTCTTGGTATCCGGCGATAAGGAATAAGTACTTTTTAATATGAATTAGATAACCACTTATGATGATAATTAAGCTAACAAGTGTACAAATTACAAATCCACCCATTATATTCACCTGCCTTATTTAAATTTTACCATATTTAGGTTGATTTTTAATAGGGCTAACATAGAAGACTACCTTGCTATGAGAGAGAATTAGGGTCGAAAAAGCAGAAATTTAAGATGTGAAAGAAAGTAGTTTTTAATAAAATCCTTATTTGAAAACAAGAAGCCCTAGAGTTAGGGCTCTAGGGCTTCTTGTTTTGGTATTCTCACATGGTTTTTCAAAAAGAATAGAACATATTGAAGATAACATGTGAATGTTTCATAAATGTATCAAAAAAGTGAACAAAATTGCTATTGCAGAAGAAGCAGAAATGAAGTTTCTAATACGTAAGTACGTGAAAGGTATTATTTCCAGTGGATAAAATGCGCATGGGACACCTAATCATTATTTTATCGGGGGAAAAGAATATGTTATGAACTTGGTTGAATGAAAAAATGAAAATTTTACTTTTAGAGTGAAACTAAACAAAAACGCTATTTTAGTAGCAAATAAAAAGAGCACCATATAAGTGCTCTTTAGAAAGGTAAAAATGCCTATGAGTTTTTTACATTATATGTTCATGTTATGTAATTGTGAAAAAAATTAACAAAAACTTCATTTGGCACAACAAAGTAGCTAGCTCAATTAGCTAACTACTCGTTGTACAAAAGAAACTAGGCCCTACAAGCAATGTTTCATGAACTGTAACTTAAAGTTACAGTTTTAGTATAAACGGGTTTGGAAATATTATGTGGAATGAAGGAAACTTAATAAAAATTTCATTTTGTAGAAAAGGGGGAATGGATATGGATGTGAAAAAACAGCTTGAAAATGTGGTTTGGCATATCGAAACAAATAGAAAAGTTTTAGGAGATCAAAAGACATTGGATGATGTATTAATCGCTTTAAAAAGAATGGCGAGTGAAGTGGAAAGTGAAAAGGTAACATACTACGGGAGCGGACATCCTTACAATTAAAAGAGCAGTTAGTAAAAGTTAACTGCTCTCTCTTAAGAAAACTAAGAAGGAAGTTCAATAATTAAGTGTATTTATAGCATGGACAAGATTTGGGGATTTATTCAAGGAGGGATGGAGAATGTGTACTTATTGGGAAAATGCAGTTAAAGAATTCTTTAAGAAACAGGAGCAGGAACGAAATAAAAGAGCAGATAGCAAAAGCTAACTGCTCGGTTCTCAGCCAAGAAAGCTAGAGTGGGAGAAATCGACTTTTTAAAGTCTTATGTACAGTGTTAGACAATATTTAGAATTTTATTCGCGTAAACATAAAAAGAGCAGATAGCAAAAGCTAACTGCTCACCCAAGGAAAACGGAGAAAAGATTACCATGTATCTACAGTATTAACGGAATATTGATTTTTATTCGGGGGGGAGAGGGAAATGAGAATGATATCTTTTCAAATCAATCTAAAAGAAATTGTAATTTATACACAGGAAACAAAGAATTCACACAATATGCGAATGTTCGAGGAATTGGGATTACAGTTATTTGATGATAAAGGTGAATGTATATCTGCTGAAATGACAGCGATATCTTTAAAAAATATCTTGAATCGGATGGATAAAAAACAAGTAAACAGGGTAATAGACATGTTTATTATTGGTCCTTATTAAGAAAACCAAACAAAATAATCCTTTTAGAAGAAAGTGAGGTTAGGAGAATGGCTAATTTAAAGAAAAGGAAAACAAGAATGGCTATTGCTCGGCGTGCAAAAGCTTTTGAAAAATATAGGGTGGATAATGCTTGGAGAAACATTTTTGTGCGAACTGTTTTTTTAAAGTAAATGATAACAAAATATAGTCCGGCTAGAAAACTAGAGGACACCAATTTTTAGAGCGGCAATCAAGCTGTTTTAAGAAATGGTGTCCTCTTTATTTTGAAAGGGGATGTGGGGAATGAAGGCACTAAAAGATCAATTACGTGAATGGAAAAAGCAATCTAAGCAAGCGAAAAAGAACCATAAGAAAAAACGAAAAGAGAAGTTAAGCACGCGTGATATTGAAGATTTAATGGGAATTCGTGGCCCTCGTTATGAACGTAGACGTGGGGCTTTGAGACAAAAGTAATTTAAAAATAAAAAGGAGTGGTCTTACATGACTAAACAATTATCTTTTTTACCAAAAATCGATAGAACAGCAACACAAGAGGAATTAGAAGGTGTGTTGGAAAGCGTACGTATACATAGGCAATTTGGGATGATGCGTAAAGAAATGAAAGTCACTCCTTCTTATGAAATGCGTGAGCACGGTCCTACACATGTAGTTGGAAAGCCGTTAGAAGATGTTGCTATAGCGAATATTCAACAAAGCAAACGAGAAGAGTGGCTCGAAAGAATATCATTACGTATTGATCAGTTTCTAAATCGATTAGGAAACGGACGTGCAGGAATTATCCAAAGAGATATTATTTATAAACGTTATTTAGAAGAAGAGGATGTATGTGATTACATGGTTTATAACGAAATAGGAATGTCGGAGCGCACTTATCGACGTTGGAAGTCTAAAGCGTTTTATAAACTTGCTTTTGCACTTGGATTAGAAGTTTACGAGACAGAAGAGACTGGAGGTAATGAATAATGAATTTTGTTCAGCCAATACGTGATCCAGAACAAATACAGCAGCTAAAAGAGTATTTTAGGGAAAAGAGTGTACGTAATTATATTTTATTCATTATGGGAATCAATACAGGCCTGAGAATCTCTGATATCTTGAAATTGAAGATAGGAGATGTCAAAGGGAGTCATATCTCTATGAGGGAAAAGAAAACAGGGAAACAAAAACGAATACAAATTACAGTAGCACTGAAAAGAGAACTAAAATGGTTTATTGAAGAAAGAGAAGACAACGAGTATCTATTACAGAGTAGACAAGGTAAGAACCGTCCTATCGGTCGTAGCATGGCATATAAGATACTCAGTGGAGCAGCGGCAGAGTTTGGATTAGATGAAATAGGAACACATACGTTGAGAAAGACGTACGGGTATCACATGTACATGCAAACAAAAAACATAGCATTACTTATGGAGATATTCAATCACTCGTCAGAGAAGGTCACGCTACGTTATATAGGTGTAAACCAAGATGCAATGGATAAAGCAATGACTAGGTTTAAAATCTAATCATTGCTTTTTCTTTTTTAAATTTATACAGTTACTCATAAATTTCGTACTGTGTAACTCAAAAGAGAAAGTTTTATGAAGTCAATGATAGCAAGGGATTTCGTGATAGGGTCAGTTACACACAATATAAGATATGGGTAACTTGCAAAGAAAGGGTGTCTACCTTGTTTTATTTTAATGATAGAATATTAAATATAGAAGGGAGTGCCATAAATGGAAGAGGAATATAGAAAAAAAGAACTTGAAAACAAAAAGAAAATGGTGTTAGAAGAGTTCAAAAATAATAGCTTTGAGTTTAAGGAACTACAACAAAACATGATGAACCCTGTGCAAGTTACACTTGCAATGAAGGAATCTGTAGATAAAGCGCTCAAAAATATTCAGAGTGCATATAGAAATAATATAGTAGAAATGCAAAAAATTGCTCAGCATGCATTAAAACAGAGTATAGATAATACGCACATTTTTAAAGAGTTTAACGCACATTTAAAAGGAATAGTGGACAGCATTGATTGGGAATTACTTGATGATAAAATAGCAACAAGAATAAAAGGGATTGATAATTTATTGCAGGAACTAGAAAAGGAGTTTTTGTGTCTAGATATGGAAATCATTGATGCGCTTGAAGGCAAAGAGGTAACTGATGAAGATATATTAGAATATATAAGTCAGAATCTCGAATCTTATGTAGAAGTTATAACACAAGATCCTATGTATGAACTTCATGAAACTTTAATTAAGGAGACTTATGAAGCGTATAAAGGAGGATTATATAAATTATGTGTTATGCCGTTATTTGCTGCATTTGAACATGTTCTTGCAACTTGGAGTGATGGTAAAATAAATACTAATCTGGTATCAGTCAGACAAAAGCCAGAAAGGTATAGGGTCGCGAGGATTAAACCTGAAGAATATATTGATATAGAACAAGAACAATATATTAAAGTTTTTTCACTATCTGTTCTTCGGATGTTAGGAAAAACCTTTGTAAGTGTTCCGAAGGAATTATGTCAAGAACTTAATCGAAATTCAATAGCGCATGGATTCCATGATTATGACTCTATCACCAAGGAAGAAGTATTAAAGTTATTCCAATTACTCAAATCCACCTTGGTATTAAGATACTTTAAGATAAAGGATGCTGAACTTTAAAAATATGGCAGAGTCGTGACCGCTTTTTGGCAGGAAATGTGCCGGTTGTTTTGGAATCAACGTGATATATTTGTATTGTGAGAAGTGGCGGAAAACACAACTCACTATGTTGTTTCTAAATTTCTAAACGGCTTCATTATAGCGGCACATAAAATCCGAAACCAGCAGATGGTACTGATTGAATGTTACCGTCGGAGAGCTTTTGCTCTTCTTCCAGTTACTTAATATTGTTGATACATATCAGCAGAGCATCATTAGGTGATTGGAAGAAGTTTGAAACTTCACGTACCGTAATTGAAATGTAAATTAATAACCTATTTCAAAGCATCCATTCGGGTGCTTTTTATTATGCAAAGAAAAAAGCCCGTGATAGGGCTAGATGATTTTCTTCATACCACATTGACGACATTCTCTTAAGAAGATGAAATCTTTAACGGAACTTTTGAATGCGGTATTGCCGCAATTATCACAGCGACCGCTAATTTTATCAGGGAACTCTTTGTATGTGTATATTTTACTTAAATCGTATTTTTGTTCAGGTTCTCCATTTTCCATTTGTTTCACCTACATATCAATTTGAATTAATATAGCTTAACCATAATAACATGAAGTGTTCACATAGTGGATGCTTTTTATTTTGGAGGAGGGAGTGATGGCATGAATTGGTTTAGTTATTTTCTTGGATGTGGAACAGGCTTCATAGTCTGCTTAATAATTATGATTCAATTCCTCAAAGCAAAGGAAGTTAAAGAATTAGATTGATAAATTAAGGTAAGGTAGATTTTGACGAAAGGGCAACTGATGTATAGTTGCTTTTTATTATGTAAAAAAAGGGCATTCGAATAGGAAGGGGGATGGAAGTGACTGAAAACAAACTTCTGTATATAAAAAATCCCCTTTAATAAAAAGAGGATTTTTAGATTTGTTAAATGCATATTTCAATAAAACTTTCTCCAAGTGGTGTAATGTCAACTATTCCTTTTCGAATATTCACATCATTAAATTTTATGGATGCAGGATTCAAAGTTAAATTGTACTGTTCGAATTCTTGTTTAGTTTTTTGGAAAAACGGATTATCAAGATATTTTTTATAAAAAGTATCATCTGATAGATACGTCTTATAAGTAATCGAAACCAAGCCTAAACGATCTAAATTTGAAATAGATGTTGCATTTAAGTCGACATCCATAGTCTCTGCATTCTCCAGAAATACATTTGTTTTATATGGAAAGCTTCCATTGTTATTAGTATTAAGGAAATCATATCTTACTATAGGATATCTATTAGTAGTTTTAAATAATTTTAAATTTATTGCATCTAATGGAGAAAGCTGTTTAATTATTTCTACAAATGATGGATGGGCTTTAGCGATTGTATCACGGTTAATAGATGCAGCTATAAGATTTGCGAACATTGTTCTTAGCTCATCACTTTCAAAATAATACTTAGATGCTTCTAAACTAGGACCAACAATATGTAGTGGTGGTTCAACAATATTTTCTTCTGGAACAGAAGAAGTCTTTTGTTCTAGTTCTTCTTTGAATTTATTAAGCGCAACTACTCGTTTGTGCTGAGTTTTTTGCGCGTAATTATCTATTCCTCCGAATACAATTGTCCATATAGAGGATAGTGTATTTCCGACTGACTGAGCAATTGGTGTAACTGCTTCATCAAGAAATTTTGGGATTACGTTAATTTCCATAGTGGTTCACCTCCTTTTATTATATTATAACGAAATCAAGAAGAAATGAGGACAATAATGGAGATAATTTATGAGCAGCCTTTTTTAACTACATGGTTTATTGCATGGATGTTTTTTTGTTTATCAAGTGTTATGGCAATGGTTAAGAAATGATAAGGGGTGAAAGATGGCAAAAGAATACGCAAAGAAGTTTTATAAGTCTACAGCATGGAAAAAGTGTAGAGAATCATACATAGCTACAACATTAGATGGTATGTGTGAGCATTGTACTGAAGAACCTGGATACATCGTTGACCATATTATTGAGATAACGCCAGAGACTATAGACAATCCAGATATCACATTGAATCATGAGAACCTACAATACTTATGCTTACCTTGTCATAACACTAAGACGTTTGGTAAAGCTGTATTGATTAGAGAAGATGTAATGTTTGATGAGAATGGTGATTTGATTAGGAGGGAATAGGATGCTGAGTAATGGTCAAGCGTTAACTAAAGAACTATTAGCAGAAAAGAATCAGGAACAAAAGGAACCAATCCCCCCCTTTTCAAAAATAAATAAAGAGTCTATAGGGGTCCGAGAGGGGAGCTTCACGTAACACACGAGCTATTTCTATAGGGGGTGTGGTCATGAAAGGAGTGGAATTTTATGAGTGATAATCTAGATATAGAAAAAGAAAAACGAATTAAGAGAGAAATGACGCGATTAAACAGTTTATTGAAGAATTTAGATCCGAAGAAAAAAAGGGCTGTTTCTTCACTCATAAAAAATGCTGCTTTTATGGCTGTCACTTTAGAGGATTTACAAGAAGAAATTAATAAGAATGGTGTTACGGAACAATATCAAAATGGAGCGAATCAATATGGTATTAAGAAATCCTCAGCAGTAGAAGTATACAATACTATGATAAAAAATCATGTCCAGGTCATGAAGCAATTAACAGATTTGTTACCAAAAGAGCAACCTAAAGAAGAGGATGATGGATTTGATGAATTCGTGGCTGATAAATGAGTAAACGAGTAAGAAAGCAATACCCGTTAACTTATAATCCAATCATTGAGTATTACAATCAAATCGAATCTGGAGAAGTAATTGTATCTAATAAAGTTAGGCAAATATATAAGAAGCTTGTTGACGATGTGTATGATACTTCTTCTGTATTTGAGTATGATGCTAAGAAAGCGAATCATGTAATAGAATTCATTGAGAATTTTTGCAAACACTCAAAAGGTAGATGGGGCGGCAAGCCAATTGAATTGGAGATTTGGCAAAAAGCATTTTTAGCAGCTTCATTTGGATTTGTTCATAAGATTGACGGTACAAGAAAGTATAGAGAAGTGCTTTTAATTGTGGCGCGTAAAAACGGAAAATCAACTATTGCTTCTGGGATTGGATTGTACTTACAAGTAGCCGATGGAGAACCTGGTGCAGAAATTTATGCAGTTGCTACTAAATTAGACCAAGCAAAATTAGTTTGGTTAGATGCCAAAAGGATGGTTAAGAAATCTCCCGTATTATTAAAGCGAATTAAACCTCTTGTTCGTGAATTGAACGCAGATTTTAATGATAGTACGTTTAAACCTTTGGGAAGTGATTCAGAAACACTTGATGGTCTTAATGTTCATGGAGCGATGATGGATGAAATACATGCTTGGAAAGATAAGAATCTATATGACGTTATAGTGGATGGTACTTCTTCAAGGGAACAACCAATGATATTTATGATTACAACAGCTGGAACCATTCGTGAATCTGTTTATGATATGAAATATGAAGAAGCAGAGATGCTTTTAAATGGTTTAGATGATCCAGATGGTTATAAAGATGATCGTTTCTTGCCGATTATATATGAATTGGATAAAAGAGATGAATGGACTGATAATACTAAATGGGCAAAAGCTAATCCTGGTTTAGGTACGATAAAAAAGACGGATCAACTTGAAACAAAAGTAAATAAAGCAAAAGCAAATTCGTTATTAGCTAAAAACTTATTAACAAAAGATTTTAATATTCGTGAAACAAGTACAGAAGCTTGGTTAACATTTGAACAATTAAATAATAAAGCTATCTTTGATATAGAAAAATTAAAGCCTTCTTATGGGATTGGTGGTTGTGATTTATCTTCAACAACCGATTTAACCGCAGCGAAGGTTATTTTTATGCTTCCAAACGATCCACATGTCTATGTCTTACAAATGTATTGGCTTCCTGAAGATTTGCTTGAGCAAAGAAGTAAAGAGGATAAAATCCCCTATAACTTATGGGAGGAACAAGGATTATTAAGAACGACACCAGGCAACTCAGTGCATTATAAATTTGTGACTGAATGGTTTTTAGAAATACGTGATGAATACGGTATTTATATTCCGTGGATCGGTTATGATAGATGGTCCGCAAAATATTGGGTGGAGGAAATGGAAGGCTACTTTGGCAAAGAAGCAATGATTCCAGTTGCCCAGGGCAAACAAACCCTTTCTAGTCCTATGAAATTATTAGGAGCAGATTTAGAGTCTAAATTAGTAAATTACAACAATAACAGCATTGATAAATGGTGTTTATCGAATACAGCCATTGATGTTGATAAGAACCTTAATATACAGCCGAACAAAACAAATAATCAACGTAGAAGGATTGATGGAACCGCAGCACTTTTAAATGCATATGTGGTACTTCAAGAGAAACGAAATGATTATCTAAATATGATTTAAGGGAGGTGAGAAATTGGGGTTATTTAACAAGGTATTCGGAAAGAAACAACCGCCTACTACAACTCGTTTTGAAATGATAAACGACAATGGAGGGGGCTTTTTTGCGTGGAATGGAGATATCTATCAGAGTGATATTATCAGAGCATGTATACGTCCAAAAGCGAAGGCTGTTGGTAAATTAGTTGCTAAGCATATAAGGGACAATTCAAATGAATTTAAAGTAAATCCAGAGCCGTATATTAGATTTATTTTAGAAGAGCCAAATCCGTTAATGACGGGTCAAATATTTCAAGAAAAAATGACTGTACAATTAGAATTAAATCATAATGCATTCGCTTATATAAAGCGTGATGAGCTTGGTTTTCCAGCAGAAATTTATCCTATACCATGTGTAACTGTGGAAGTTGTAGAAGGGGTAGAAGGTGATATTTTTCTAACTTTCTACTTTAAAAACGGCAAGAGAATGACTGTTCCTTATGTCGATGTTATCCATCTTAGAAAAGATTTTAACAAAGATGATTTTTTTGGTGAACATCCAGGTAAATCATTATCTTCATTAATGGACATTGTTACAACTACTGATCAAGGAATTGTGAAAGCAATTAAAAATAGTGCGGTAGTGAAATGGATATTAAAATTTAAATCAGTTTTAAAGCAAGAAGACATTGATATGCAAGTTCAAAATTTCAAAAAGAATTACTTGAGTATTGATAATGAGAATGGTGGAGCGGCTTCATCCGATCCTCGTTATGATTTAGAGCAGGTCAAACCAGAAGCTTTTGTTCCAGATTCTAAGCAAATGCATGAAACGACACAAAGGATTTATAACTTCTTTAATACAAATGAAAAAATTATACAAAGTAAGTACACAGAGGATGAATGGAATGCTTACTATGAATCTGAAATTGAGCCATTGGCGATGCAGCTTGCTGGAGAATTTACCAGGAAGCTTTTTTCACGTCGTGAACGTGGATTTGGTAACAAGATAATCTTTGAAGCAGCAAGTCTTCAATACGCTTCCATGTCAACAAAAATGAATTTAGTTCAAATGGTCGATAGGGGAGCAATGTTACCAAATGAATGGCGTTCTATTCTTTCATTGGGCCCGATTGAAGGTGGGGATAAGCCAATAAGAAGATTAGATACAGCATTAGTTAAAGATGGAAATGTTACTGGTGGAAGAGGTGAGAAGAATGGACAAGACGGAAATGAGGGAAATAGTAACACAGAAGATTGAAATTAGAGAAGATGACAACGGTAATCGAACTCTAACTGGTTACGCTGTGAAGTGGGAAAAGAAATCTTTAGTAATGGGTTATTATCGTAAGTTCCGTGAACAATTCAAAAATGGAGCATTTACAGAGTCATTGCAAAATGATGACCAACGTTTTTTATGGTCCCATGATACATCAAAGGTTCTAGGCAGAACTAAAAATAATACCTTGCGTTTAAGCGAGGATGCGGTTGGTTTACGATTCGAATTGGATTTACCGAACACAACATTAGCCAATGATACCTATGAATCTATTAAACGTGGAGATGTCGATGGTGTTTCCTTTGGATTTAGCATGATAAACCAGGATATTGAAGAACCAGATGATGATCTCATGCTACGAACTGTTACGAAAGCAAAGCTATTAGAAGTAAGTGCTGTTGCTTTTCCAGCCTATCCAGATTCAGAGGTAAGTGCCAGGGGATATGATCCTTATAAACATTTTACAGAAGAAAGAAACCGCTCGGAAAAGCGTAAAAGACTTTATTTACAAACATTATTATAAAAAGGTGGAAACTTAAAATGAATAAAGAACAATTATTAAAACGTAAATCTGAAATTAGTGAGTTGCTAGGTGATGAAACTCGTTCTATCGATAATTTAAATGATATCGAAAAAGAATTAAGAGAAATCAATGAGCAATTAGCCGCAATTGAAAAACGTGAACAACTGTTAAAGGAAGCAAGGTCTATTAATGAGGGAAATGCACCTGGTACTCATAAAATTGAAACTTTTAATACAGATCCACTAAATGAGCAGCGTGAACTTGGTACGAATTCTCTTGAATATCGTAATGCTTTCATGAATTACGTATTAAACGGTGAAAATATTCCAAATGAACTACGTGCAAGTGCTGTTACAAAAACAGGCGATGTTGGTTCTGTTATTCCACAAACTGTATTAGATAAGATTGTGGAAAAAATCGAAGCTGTAGGAATGATTCTTCCATTAGTTACTCGTACAGCTATTAAAGGCGGAGTAAGTGTTCCGATTTCTTCTGTTAAACCAGTAGCTTCATGGGTAGCTGAAAGTGCTGGAAGTGATAAGCAAAAGAAAACAACAGGTGCTATCACATTTAACTACAATAAACTTCGTTGTGCAGTAGCAGTATCATTAGAGGTTGACACTATGGCTCTAGCGGTATTTGAATCTACTTTAATCAATAACGTTGTGGAAGCAATGACAAAAGCAATTGAACAATCAATTATCAATGGCACTGGAACTGGACAACCAAAAGGCATCTTGGCTGAAACACCTGTTGTAGGACAAGCATTAGATGTTGCTAAAGTTGAGTATAAAACATTGGTTGATGCAGAAGCAGCATTACCACTTGAATATGAAGATGGTGCTGTTTGGTGCATGACAAAGAAAACGTTTATGTCGTTTGCTGGGATGGTAGATACAAGCGGACAGCCTATTGCGAGAACGAATTACGGTATTAATGGTAAAGCAGAACGAGTTTTATTAGGACGTCAAGTTGTACTTTGCAACTATATTGATAGTTTCACTACTGCAGCAACTGGCAAACCATTTGCTTTCTTATTCAACTTCAGTGATTATCTTCTTAACACTAATTATCAAATGGGTGTTAAAAAATATGAAGATAACGAAACTGACGACATGGTTACAAAAGCAATTATGGTTGTTGATGGTAAAGCAGTTAATGTGAACTCTCTTGTAGTTCTTAAGAAAGCAGCGGCAGTTTAAGGAGCTGATAACAGATGAAAAGCTTAGTTATTAAGCCATTTATCGATAAAGATACACAAACAGGCTATTCAGAAGGTGATATGTACGAATCAGTTTATTCTAAACGTATCGCCTTTTTAGTTAAAGAAGGACATTTAAGTCCACCACCTAAGAAAACGGTGAAAAAAGATGCTTGATGTTGTAAAGAAAGCATTGCGTATTTCACATAACGCTCTTGATAATGAAATTTCAGATTTAATAGAAGCGGCCTGGCATGATTTAATGTTGTCGGGCGTTTCTTCTATAAAAGCGAGTGTGGATACTGATCCACTTATTAAACGAGCAATTATCACTTATGTAAAAGCTAATTTTATTCTAGATGCAAAAGAAGCAGAACGCTTTCAATTATCTTATAACATGCTCAAAAATCACCTAACATTAGCAGGTGATTACAAATGAACGATATTCTATTTTTTCCAATCGTTACAATTGTTGAGGATGAATTAGGGCAAAAAGAAGAAAAAGAAACGTTTAGTAGACAAGTATTTTGTAAAAAGAAATCTGTCCCGCAATCAGAATTCTTTCAGGCTGGGCAAAGTAATATCAAAGCTAGTCATGTATTGATTGTTCATATCTTGGATTACCAAGATGAACGAAAAGTAAAGTATCGAGATAAAGAATACAGCATTTACCGCATGTATGAAAGAGATGATGAAAAAATCGAGCTTTATTGTGAGGTGAAAGCTGGTGGCTAGTATTAACGATTTTACTAGTGAAATTACAAGGGAATTACAAAGATACACTCATTTAGTAGAAGAGGACCTTGAAGTGGCTAAAGAAGAAGTTTCAAAGAATCTTGTGGATGAGTTACAACGAAAAAGCCCAAAGAATACAGGTAAGTATCGTAAAGGATGGCGTAAGAAGAAAGTTGGTAATGCAATTGTTGTTCATAATGCGTTAAAACCGCAACTTACACACTTGTTAGAAAAAGGACATGCAAAAGAAAATGGCGGACGTGTACCGGCTCAAGTCCATATTGCTCCAGCTGAAGAAAAAGCAATAAATGAATTTGTAGAGCGAGTTGAAAGGGCGATTCAACAATGAATTTAATTGAATTAAAGAAAATCCTTGATGCTACAGGTTATCCTGTGGCGTATTCGCATTTCACAGCCTTACCAAATAATCCAGTACCGAAACCGCCATATATTTGTTTTATTGCTGATGGTTCAGCGAATTTAATGGCTGACAACATGGTATATCACAAGATAAATGATTTAAGTATAGAGCTTTACACAACTAAAAAAGATTTAGCTGCAGAAGCCAAACTCGAAAAAGTCCTAGATGATTGTGAAATTCCTTATGAATCGCAAATAGAGGGGCCTATTGAATCCGAAAAAATGTATCAAAAAATATATGAAACGAGGTTGATATAAATGCCTGAGAATAAAGTTGTTTTTGGTCTAAAGAAAGTACATTATAGTGTCATTTCTGAAGATGAGACTGGAAAAATCACATATGGTACACCAGCTAAGCTACCTGGTGCGGTTGAAATGAAGTTAGAGCCTAAAGGTGAACAAACAGATTTTTACGCAGACGATAGCAACTACTACACTGAATCAAGCAACCAAGGTTATGAAGGTACACTAACTATTGCCAATATTACCGAAGCATTCCGCACTGAAGTTTTAGGTGAAGTTTTAGATGAAGTAGACAAAGTTCTTACAGAGGTTTCAAATGCGAAATTCAAGAAAATCGCCCTTATGTTTGAGTTTGATGGCGATGTGAAGGCAACACGTCATGTACTTTATAACGTATCCGTATCACGTCCTGGTGCTAACTCTTCCACAAAGAGTGATAAAACTGAACCAAATACAACAGAATTATCATTCGTAGCAGCACAACATCCGGTTAATTATAAAGTTAAGACATCAACAACAGTTGGTACACCAGCGAAAACTTATGATGATTGGTATACAAAAGTATATGAGAAAGTTGTGGGGGCATAATTAGATGGAAAAAACAATTGTAATTGATGGGAAAGACGTTCGTTTAAAAAGTACTGGCGGTACAGCTAAAAGATATAAATCTCAATTTAAGCGTGATTTATTAGCGGATATGCTAGGTTTAGGAGTACTTTCTGCTGTTATTTCATCTGAAAGCGACCAAGTAGACTTTTCTAACAGTGATCTAAGTAAATTAGATTTCGAAGTTATTTACGATTTAGTTTGGGTATTTGCTAAAACAGCAGATAAAGAGATTCCGGATCCATTAACATGGCTTGATACATTTGAGGAGTTCCCAATTGCTGAAATTATTAATGAAATTCAAGACTTAATTAAAAGTACTGTTCAATCAAAAAAAAAATAAATGAAGATGGACAAGAGCAAGACGTTGATGGCGAGTTTTCTACTGATACGTTTCTTGCTCTTTGTTATTTATCTAAATTAACGAGTGAAGATCTAGAAGTAATGACGATTGGTGACTGTATAGATTATATCGAAGAATTTGTTCAGATTAATAATCCAGATAAAGAAGATAAAAAATCAAGAAAAGCTACTCAAGAAGACTTTAACGCCTTCTAAGAAAGAGAGGTGAGATTATGGCAGGAGGAAGAATTAAAGGAATTACGATTGAAATCGGCGGAAATACTCAACCGTTACAAAATGCCTTAAAAGATGTTAACAAACAAAGTGAGGCCGTAGCTAAAGAGTTAAAAGATGTTGAACGACTCTTGAAGTTCAATCCAGGTAATGTTGAAGCTTTAGCTCAAAAACAAAAATTACTCACGCAGCAAATTGAAAATACCACTCAAAAACTAGATAAATTAAAGGCAGCAGAACAACAAGTTCAAGCGCAATTCCAAAACGGAAAAATTTCAGAAGAACAGTATCGAGCATTTAGGCGTGAAATTGAATTTACAGAAGGGTCACTTAATGGCTTAAAAAACAAACTCGGAAACATGAAAGCTGAGCAAGAAAATGTAGCAAGATCAACCAGACAGTTAGAAACTTTATTCCATGCTACAGGAAAAAGTGTTGACGATTTTGCAGGAGCATTAGGGAATCGTCTTGTGAATGCAATTATAAGTGGAACAGCCACAAGTAAACAACTTGATGATGCTATAAGTAAAATCGGCAAAGAAGCACTTGGCGCTAGTGCTGATATAGATAAAATGAAAAAAGCTCTGTCATCTGTGGATGATGGGGCTTCTTTAAAATCTGTAAAACAAGAACTAAATAACGTCGCGAAAGAAGCAAAAAAAGCAGGAAATGAAGTTAATGATTTAAAGATTGAAATAGAAAACGTGTTAGCAGCTGGTGCAGCTGGTGCTGGTATAGGTAAAACACTAGAAACCGCACTTGATACTTCTAAATTAAAGACAAAGATTGATATAACTTTTAATGTCCCGGAAGAATCAAAGAAATCTGTGGAAGCAGCAGTTAGAAGTGTAGAAGCGTATGGAGTTGATACAGCAGCATCTTTAGAGGGTGTACGTAGACAATGGGCTTTAAATAAAGATGTAAGCGACGAAACGAATGCAGCAATTGCCAAAGGAGCAGCCGTTATATCTCAAGCTTATGAGGGCATAGACTACACAGAGTTAATTCAAGAAACATACGAAATAGGAAACGAATTAGGGATAACTCAAGAAAGTGCACTTGGTATGGTTGATGCGTTGTTAAAAATGGGATTTCCACCAGAGCAACTAGATATCATTGCCGAATACGGAAGTCAGCTGACTCGTGCAGGCTTTAAAGCTGAAGAAGTCCAAGCAATTATGGAAGCAGGCGTTGAAACAGGTAGTTGGAATTAGATTATAGTTCCCTTGTATGGCGACATACAATGACAAACTCCTCTAATTCAGTGAAACTCTCAAATGAGACAATACTGAGCGAAGCCTTTTAATTAAGGAACGTGCAACGACTAGTCGAAAGACGTAGGGTGTAAGCAAATGACACTCGAAACGGGGAGCAACTCAAAGAGTTGAAGATATAGTCTAATCTATGCGGTGACGTATAGCAGTTCATAACAGAACGGGCGTGACTTTGCGAATCACGTTGAATATAAATGATTGATAATCTCTTAGACGGGTTAAAAGAAGGACGGATCAAACTAGCTGAATTTTCTCAAGGAGCAGATAAAGCTTTAAAAGAAGCGCTTGCTGGTTCTGGGATTGCCGCAGAACAAATAGAAAAGTGGGGAGCATCTGTCGCTAAAGGCGGAAGTGAAGGCTCGCAAGCCATGGTAGAAGTAGCTAAAGCGATTGAAGGAATAGAAGACCCTATTAAAAAGAACCAAGTGGGAGTTAAGGTTCTAGCAACTATGTATGAAGATCAAGGTCAAAATATAACTAATACCTTGATTGGTGCTTCACAAAAAACAATAGATTTTAAAAATAATCAAGACCAATTAAATGAATCTGTCAAAAAGATGGATGCAAATCCAGCCGTAATGATGCAACAGGCTATGGCAGATTTAAAAATAGCACTTGAACCTGTCCTAATGGTTATTGCGCAAGTTGTGGGTAAAATTGCCGAATGGATTCAGAATAACCCTACTTTAGCAGCGACTATTACTGTAATCGCTACAGCAATTGGAATTGTAATGGCGGCACTTGCAGCATTAACCCCAGTACTTTTGTTAGTAACAACCCAAGCATTAACCTTTGCAGGAGTTATGGCTGTTTTGACAAGTCCAATTACTTTAGTGATCACAGCGATAGCGGCTGTAATAGCCATATTAATATTATTCGGCGATCAAATAATGGCCGTATACAATGAATATTTGAAACCTACAGTTGACCAAATAGTAGCTATAATCAATGAAACCTTAAAACCTGTATTTGAACAAGGATTTACAATCATTAAAGAAATTGTTAAAGATGCATTTACGATTATTCAACGTGTATGGAATGAAATATTATCTCCTGTATTTTCGGTTATTGGCAGTATCATCCAAAATATTCTTTTACCAGCCTTCAAATTTGTATTTACTGCTATCAGTAGCGTTGTTGGTGATGCATTTAGCGGGATAAAAACAGTGTGGGATAATGTTTTAAAACCAATTCTTAATGGTATTATCGATTTCATTTCAGGTGTGTTCACAGGGGATTGGGAAAAAGCATGGGGCGGCGTTGTTAAAATTTTTGGTGGGATTTTTGAGGGTATTAAATTAGCTGCAAAAGCACCGCTGAATGCCGTAATTTCATTAATCAATGGAGTGATTAAGGGGATTAATGGTATTTCTATTCCAGATTGGGTTCCAGGATTTGGTGGTTCTTCACCTAGTATTCCAACAATTCCTATGTTAGCAACAGGCGGTAGACCTGTAGGGAATGGATCATTCATAGCCGGAGAAGCTGGCCCGGAGTTATTCACAAAACGTGGTAGTTCTATCACAGTAACGCCGTTATCATCTTCCGAAAGGTCTTTAGGTATTACAGGAACTATGGGACAACTCGTAGGCGATATGAGTCGTACAATGGCTAATTCTATGAATCAATTAGCTGATTTAAAAGGCGTTATGAGTGGAGTTTATAGAAGTATGTCAAATAGTTCGCAGGCACTAAAAGGGAATACAAATAATAATAGTGTGGAAGGCAATACAGCGAAGCAATCAGGTGATATTATTTCATACAACTTTGCTGATATGCTCAGAGGCTCCACATTTGTGGTTAGAGAAGAAGCTGATATACAAAAAATAGCAAGAGAATTAGGGAAATTTATAACAGGATCAGGAAGGCAGGTGTAAAAACTATGAGTTTAACGATAGATGGGAAAAAACTTAGTGAACTAAAACTAGCTCTTTTACCAGAATTTCAACATCCAGCAGCTCCACCAGTTCGTAACTACACAGTTTCTATCCCTGGTCGTCCTGGTGCTTATTACTTTGGTTCGGATTTAGAACCTATGGAGTTTAACCTACCTTTACTTGTTAAACCGCAAGAAAATAGATTTGAATTAGCGGCAGCTATCAGAAAAATGGTGGCTGCCTTTATTGATCCTTATGGGAAACCAAAAGAAGTGAAATTAATTTATGATTACGAGCCTGATAAGTATTATCTGGCCAGATATAGTGGTTCGATGCCAATCGAGCGGTATTTAAGTATGGGTAAGTTTGAATTACCTATGATAGCTTATGATCCTCATGCTTATTCAATTGTGGAAAGTACTGAAGATGTATTATGGGGAGATAACATTCCATTTATGTCAGATATTCTTCTTGGTGGTAGCGATTCTTCTTATGTTGTAACCGAATCACAGAATTTGAGTGTCAAAAATGCAGGTTCGAAAGTATCACGACCAGTAGTAGAAATATCGGGAAGCGCAACATCCTTAACTCTCACTATAAATGGCGAGAGTTTTTCTTTTGGGACGTTTACTAATTCTTCATTTGTAATTGATGCAGAAAGATACGCAGCCATTAAAGATGGAAGTAATTTCTTATTCCAATTAAAAGGAGATTTAGAAAAGTTAGAGTTGAAACCAGGCGCAAATGTAATACGAATAGGCGGTTCAAACCTAAATATAAACATTGCATTCAAATACTGTGCTAAATATATATAAGGTGGTGGAATAAATGGCTGATGCGCCTAAATTATTACCAACGGATTCCTTGAAAGTAGGTTATCCGAAGATTAACCAAGGAATAACAAATGCGAATGAAGCGCTGAATAAATCATTTACTGCGGAGTATAATTCTACAAATGCTATCAATATTGCTGATAATTTAAAAAAACAGTTAGATGAACTTGTTATTGAAGGAGATTCTTCTGTTGAAGCAGCTCAAGCAAGGGTAGATGAAGAAAGAAGGAAATTCGATACACTGAAAGATCGCTTAGATTATAAAGACCGTGAAATAAATAAAATAAGCGCTACAAACGCACAGTTCCGATTAACTATATTAAGTGCTTATGATGATATTGAAGCATATCACCCAAAAGTCATTAATTTTGGTTCAAAGTGGAATGGTTACTATTATTGGATGGCATTTACTCCGTATCCTGGTGGGGATCAAGCAAAAGAAAACCCACATGTGTTGGCTAGCAACGATATGATCACTTGGATAGAACCTACAGGATATAAAAACCCATTGGAGCCACAACCACCGGGGACACCTGATAAACAGTACCAGAGCGATACCCATATTGTCTACAACCCGAACTTCAATAGAATTGAAGTGTATTGGAGATATGTAGATGATTCACTGGGAACCGTTACCATTTATAGAAAGACTTCTACTAACGGTGTGAACTGGTCACAAAAGGAAGTAGCGTTGCAAGATGATAGAAATAAACAAGACTATTTAAGTCCAGCTATTATTTTTGAAGATAATAAGTATAAAATGTGGGCTGTTGGTAATGGGTATAAAGTTATTTATGCAGAAAGTGCTTTAGGGACGAACTGGGGAACCTTTAGAGAAATCAATATACCATTTGAAAGTCAAATGAACCCATGGCATTTAGATGTTATTCATACAGATAAAGGATATGAAATGGCTGTTGTTGCTTTTAAAGATGGACAAGATAGGAATACTATGAGTTTATTCCATTCGTTATCAAAAGACAATGTGAATTACTCTATTGCTAAAGAAATATTGAGTCCTTCAAATCAAGAATTCACATGGGATAATCGTGGCATATACCGATCTAGTATTACAAAGATAGATGGTATTTATTATATTTATTACTCTGGAGTTAATAAGAAGTGGGAGCGTGGAACTGGGCTTACCTTCGGTGAACATGTAGAACATCTAAAAGGACTAGATCGACATGATTTATATATTCAATCAAACGTAAAAGCAGTAAATATGGTTTATGAAGCATTCTTACGAAATTACGGGCTTCAAATTTCTTCACAACAATCAAATGGGTCCTTGTGGAAAGCTTGTTTGAAATTCAGTACCGCTGATGAAGTTAAATTTGTTAATGATTTTTCTGCAAATGTACTAATTAATTTAGCTGTTGAAGCAATTCGGACAAATAACGGATTAAAATTCATTGGTAAATCAGCTTATTATAATTCAAATGAATTTAAACTATATGAACCAGGAAAAGCGAGTATGGTTGGACTTGGAGAAGCAGATTTCTTCAGACCTAAATTAGTAGGTAACCCGACGAAAGCAGGCGGAATGGAAGTGTCAGCGGTTGTATTTGAGGATGCTGGTCGATGGGCGGGAGTTGAACGTGAAGGCGCTATCCGATATGATGCAGTCCAAAAAAAGCATCTTGGATATGACGGGACGAAATGGAATCCTCTATATTAGTGGATAAATTTAAAAACAAAATAAAATATAATTATTCATTTTAATAAAATGATATGAAAAAAAATGAAAAGATAATAGAATGAATGAGGGGCGACACAAAAAAATTAGGGAGACTAAGGTATGAGTGATAAAACAGAAGTTAAGTATAAAGCTTCAAATGGTATAGAATTGACTTATATGGAAGATCCATATCCAGTTCAAAATTACATGGGGAAACAGAAACTTTTGGTTATTTTTCAATCGTTAGGTGATGAAAAATCAGACGATCAAAGAAAAAGGTATCCTTATACCTTGATCGACGGTTTGAGATTTTATAATTGTAGAAAGTTATATATAAAAGATGATCGCGGAATTGCTGGTGATTATTACCTTGGTTTGAATGGTAAATTAGATACTAAAGATGCTGTATCAGAATTCTTAAAGAAAAAAATAGTTGAATACGGCATATCAAGAGAGAATATTACTACATTTGGTTTTTCAAAAGGTGGATATGCCGCTTTAATGTTTGGATTTGAGTTAGGAGCTGCGAACATTATCACAGCTGTACCTCAGTTTAATTTGTGGAGTTGGATTTCAAAGTATAAGCCATTTCTTGACTATATTCTTCCTGAAAATCCATCACAAAAAGACAAGGAATATTATGCACATTACTTAAAAAATGTCATTGAATGCTCAATAAGTAAACCAAATGTTTACGTTGTAACATCACATAATGACAATACTTATAATGATCACATTCCACAATTAATCGAGACTTTAGAAATAAAAGGAATTGAACCAAAAATTTATCATAATGATGAGTATACTGTAACAAGGCATAATAATGTAGTAGTTAATTCGATGAACGAGATATTTGCAATTTTGAGCATTGTTTTAAGTGATAAAGATATTAGAAATCTTTTTAACTAGAATATAAAAAAGATATAGTTTTGATAACAAAGAGGGACAATCGTCTCTCTTTTTATTTTCTATAAACGTAGAAAGTAGGTGATACATTGCGACACATAAGAGTTTTTGATATCAATATGAATTTAATGGCTATCTTAGAAAATGCCTATAAAATTGGATATGTAAAAGAGACTAATAATTTGTGGACGTGTTACTTTTCATTGCCTCTTACCGATCCGAAACGTTTAGAAGTTAAACCGAAACGGTTTATTGAATTGTACGATCACGATAAATATATTGGTAAGTTCATAATTAATCCTAAAAAAACGGTAAAAAACGAAAGTGACCAGAGCATAACATACAATTGCGAGCACGTTTGGAGTACTTTACACTCAGACGTGCTTTTTCGTTACCATCAATTAACGAATTGGACGACAAAGGATGCTCTTCAATACCTTATCAATCAACAAGAAACAAAGCATTGGAAGCTTGGAACAGTTGAGTTTACACGTTATTTTCATTATGCATGGGAAAATGAAGATTCTCTCTTAAACGCCCTTGTAAGTGTACCTAAACCGTTTAACGAATCATATGTGTGGACGTGGGACGATACGAAATATCCCTTTACCCTTAATCTCGTTCGCGCAACAGATGAAAAGGTCGATGTTATTCGATATGGGAAGAACTTAAAAGGGATTGAGAAGGAAGAAGATCCAACAGGATTAATCACACGAATTTATCCGCTTGGGTACGGTGAAGGTATAAACCAGCTGGGTATTGAGAAAGTAAACGGCGGGGTTCCATATTTACAGGCAGAACAGTCTATTATTGATAAATACGGCATCCACAAAAGGATATGGGCTGACAGAAGGTTTGAAGATGCAGAATCCCTTAAAGCTTCTGGTGGCGGTCTTTTAGATACGTATAAAAAGCCGTTGGTCACTGTATCTGTGGAATGTATAGATTATGAGCTTATTGATCCATATAAGCTTGTGAAATATGATGTTTCGAAAATAGTAGGTGTGTATGACGAGGACACTGACACGAATGATGATTTGCGAATTATGAAAATAACGAAGCCTGATATTTATGGTGACCCATCTAACATACAATTTGAAATCGGGAATGTACGGGATGATATAGGAGCAACTATTACTGATTTGCAGAAAAAGCAATTAGTTAATGATACTTACGCTCAAGGTAGCACTAATATTGATAGTCGGGACTTCCAAGATAATTGTGACCCTGAGCATCCGGCGGTTATAAGGTTTCAAATACCAAATGATGTTATGAATGTGAACGAGCTATTACTGACATTTGAAACGTTGAGATTCAGGGCGTATGAACGCGCCATTAAAGGAGGTGGGGCTGTTGTTGCTTCAACATCTTCCGGTGGTGCTACTGTAGGTTCAACAAGTTCTGGTGGTGCTACTGTAGGTTCCACAAGTTCAGGAGGAGCAACTGTTAGTTCAACAAGTTCTGGCGGTGGTACAGTTAAAGCTTCAAGTAGTGGAGGAGATCATGTTCATAAGATGTTTCATGGTGGTGGTATTGTTCCTGCCGAACCTACAACAATAGGATTGTATACAGCTTTTTCTGATCCCGGAAGAAATACAGCGGCTTCATTTTACGCAAAAGGAACGGGATCTAGTTTCTATACACACGGTTCCAGTGGAAGTCATACACATGATATTTCATTGCCGGACCATTCGCATAGTATCAGTATTCCTGACCATAGTCATAGCATTAGCATTCCAAACCATACACATGATATCAGCATTCCTAATCATACACATGATATCCAATTGCCAGATCATACCCATGAAATTGAGTTTGGTATTTTTGAATTAAACGAAACACCATCAAAAGTAACAATAACTGTGGATGGTAATGTATTACCGCTTGATTCAATGAGTGGACAAGATATTAATTTAGTACCATATTTAGCAAAAGATAATAGCGGCAAACTTCAGCGTGGTCGTTATGTTGAGATTAAAATTACACCTAATAAGTTAGCTAGAATAAATGCTACTGTTACGGGGCGACTTTTTATCCAGTCAAGAAGTGGCGGCACGTTTTAAGATAAATGATTAAAAATAGAGAAGGGATGGATAACATATGCAAACAATCGAAATCCATACACAAGGCGGATTAAAACACACTGTACAATCTAAAACATACGATGCACAGGTACTAAATGAACAATTAAATAGTAATGACTTAATCACCGTGCTTATCGGTGATTTTATTATTCAACGAATTGATGTGAAACGTATTTTACCAATCAATTTACCAACTGTGGAAGGCACAACAAAGTTAAAAGTTCATACAAACGGCGGAAAAGAAATTGAGATTGTAACAAATGATTATGATCCAATCTACTTAAATGAACAATTGAACAATAGTAATACCATTACGGTTGTAATTGGTGATTATATCTTCTCTCGAATTGATGTAAAACAGGTTGTCCCAGTGAAAGAAGAACCGAAAGAACCTGAGCAACCGACAGACCCAGTTGAACCGCCAACAACTGAAGAACCAACAGGAGAAACTAAAGAGCAGTTATAGGCTGGTCTTTTTATTTTTGATAAAGGAGTGGAATGATGGATCGTATTGATGTGTTAATGAAAACATTTATAGCTACATCCGGAGCATTTTGCGGATACTTTTTGGGAGGATGGAATGCAACATTGAAAATCTTAGTTACGATGGCGGTCATTGATTATTTAACTGGCATGATCGCAGCAGGATACAACGGAGAGTTAAAAAGTAAAGTAGGTTTCAAAGGCATCGCCAAAAAGGTGGTGCTTTTTCTTTTGGTTGGAGTGGCTGCGCAATTAGATACAGCGTTTGGAAGCAACAGCGCTATCCGTGAAGCAACA